ACGAGGGCATACTTCTTGAAGTCCTCCGAGGCATCGACTGTAACCGTTTGAACCGCAGTATCCGAAGCGGGTACTACATCTTTCCAATACTTAATCTCACTCCACGTGATATCGTTATTGGTCGCATACAAGTTCGCCGAAGCAGGGAACTGTGCGATGGTCAAAGGGGTCAACTTCAAATGACGAAGTTTGGTTTTATACGGGAACTCGATAGCGAGCCAGTCACCAAATTGTGTAGGGTGTAAATTAGAAAGTTGGGTAAGATTGTTTTCATGGAAAACGTTGGCTCCACCTATGTACCCACCAGCGAGCCCACCACTCACCCAAGCGTTCGCGGTACCATCAAAGGCATTGAACGTATTGGAGTTTGTAGCTAAATTAGAGGTTGTGAGGGTGTACGTCCCGTGGTTAGTCACGGCTGTCGCATTGGAAGAGAGGGCCGACGAGGGGTGTGCAGAGACGACTGCAAACTTATTCAAGAATGTCCCCGAAGAATCGAGGAGTTCACCAGTGGTCCTATCGTAGGTCACCAAGTTCGCAGCCACATCAGCGATACGAAGTGTGTCCACGAAAACATTTGTATCAAACTTGAGTCTACCCCCAATATCGATATTAGACGAAACATCAATACCTCTTTCTGCATCCGTAGAAATGAATGTCCCTGCAGATTCAATATTAGAAACCGCAGAAATACCAGTGATAACATTTGAGAATTGCACAGGTCGTATCACGACGTTACTCTCGGCACACACTTGATCTAAACCATGTGAAGCTGTTACCGTAAAAACACCTAGATTCAAATTACTCACAGAGACATTACCATGAACAGTCAATACGTTCGAGCCTTCATCATCGATATGTACGTTTGAACCTACACTCAAATTGAATACAGGTGCTGTATTTTGAATACCGACGTTACTATCGGTAACCATACCAACACCTGCATAATCCGTAGCAGAACTAAATTTGATAACATTCGCTGATACGTTACCTTGATTAACAATAGATTCGAGAGTTGTTGCAATGTTTGAGAGAAGACCACCGTCACCTTCGAAACGACTCGCGTACACTTTACCGTGTATATTCATGGTCGTAGAGGGCTCGGAAACATCTTTATCAATTATGATTTTGTCTGCAATACTAAGTGTGTGTAGAGGGTTAGCATTTTGAATACCAACGTTACTTGCTGTGACGATACCTACACCTCCATAAACAGCGGGTGGAGCAGTAAACTGGACGACGTTCGCCACTAAATTTCCCTGGTTGACGATATCACTGAGTGTTGTGGCGATGTTAGAAATTAAACCACCATCACCCACGAAAAACGAGGCTCCTACATTACCGGTGATGTCTAAAACATTTGAGGCATCACCGTTTGCTGTCAAATAGGAACCTACATGTAGATTACTTAAAATTTCGACTTCACCAGTAAATGTCTGGATATTAGTCTTTACCATTTGTTATTACCAGAGAAAATCTTATACACCTTTTTTCGTCTATAAGATTTTGGTTTATCATTTGAATAAATGTTTAGTACCCGAATGTATGTGTAATATCAGGACTTGGGGCGGTATCTACTATGGAAACTACTCGACCATCTTCAACTGAAGCACGAGTCAGGTACTCGATGAAAATGTCGTATCCATCCTGAGCGTCTAAAGAAGTTGTTGTCGTGAGTGTGATTTTGTTCTTATCCACTGCCACGACAGAACTCCATGGATTGGGGTTTAGAACACTCCCGAATATATTTTTCGTACCTACGGAAATGTTTCTAGATGGTGCACTTCCATCCTTTTTACCACCAGATACTTCTAAAATCAGTGTACTTATATCTTCTGTAGCATCTATGAGTTGTGCCGTAATTTTTGCATAAAAAATGTTTGAAGTAAAATTTATATCTATCGAAGGTGTTCCATGTCCCGCACCAACCGTTCTCGAAAGACTGTACGTTTTTTTAGTGTACCCTGCCGTATTTGTGATGAGACCACCGGTTACATATACATTCGAACCAACGGAAAGTTCCGAAGATGTATACGCATTACCCACTACATGAAGCTTTGCCTCTGGTGTTGCGGTGTTCACACCAACACTTGTTTCTGAAGCATCTACATATAAAACATTAGAACCAACTTTTAAGTCACCTCCACCTGTGATTCGCACCTGTTCAGTACCGGCGACTGAAAAACGGATATGTTGAGAAGCTGGTGTATTGAGATGTGTTGGTCCCGATGCAGTTTGTTTAAGTGCGAAATTGGTAGCGCTATTGTGATCGAAGTGTGCGAATGTGGCGTGATCATCGTCTGTTCCGTTATATCCTATAGCGGCGCGACCGAGAAACGAGGTATGATTTGCATCAGGACCTGCGTGTATATTTGAGGTCACATACACATTCCCATTTACGTGAACGTTCGCATCCACATTGGCGTTTGTTCCGAAACCAACGTTCCCTACATTATAATAAATGTCTGTACCTGTAGTGACCCAAGGAGAAGTCACGAAGGGGGCATCATCTTCGAATAAAGTTCCGGTGAATTTAATGTCACCTTGTACGTGTAGAGTTTTATCTGGAACTGTTGTACCCACACCCACACGGTTCGTCACAGAGTTAACATGTAATGTATTGGTATCCACCGTCACGTTACCAGAAACATACGCGTTACCGTTTACTTCGAGATTAGAAGTGGGCGTCCCCGTATTAACACCAATTCGACCGCTCGTCACTAAACTCGTAATGGTATTTGAAAAGGAAATAGTATTTGATGTCGTATTACCATTTTCTGTTGAACAAACAGCTTGTAAAGTCGTCACAAGACCGGTGAGGGTGCTACCATCACCATAGTATTGTGCTGCGTAGACACTACCAACTACACCGAGACCACCGGCAATTTTAGCGGCACCGGTTATGGTAGAACTGGATACTGTTGTATCTGTAACCACAAGGCTGTCCACTTCAGCATCTTCAAAGTTGACATCCGTCCCATGTATGTTACCCACAACACCTAGGCCACCCCCAACTTTTAGAGCACCCGAAGTTTTGGAGTTTGTAATTGTTCCATCTGTGACTGTGAGATTGTTCACCTCGGCTGCTTCAAAATTTACATTTGTCGCATGAATATCACCTGTAACACCCACACCACCACCTACTATGAGCGCACCTGAAGTCTTATTCGCGGCGGTTGTATTATTTTGGATGGTTGCACTATCCAGTGTTGCATTCTCAAAGTTTACATTACTGGCATGAATATTACCACCGACACCTAGACCACCTATGATCGTGACTGCACCAGATGTTTTGTTTGTCGCATCAGTACCATCTGTCACTACAGAAGATTTAGAACGCGCGACAGCCACATTTGAGTTTCCATGGACATCTAGAGTATATGCAGGAGTGGCTGTGAGAATACCAACCCTTTCAGTAACAGTGTCTACATGAAACGCACTCGTATCAACAGTAAAATTGTTTTGAACTTGAAGATTACCTAAAACATCCAGAGTTACGTTGTTACTATCAGGGTTAATAGCTGTATCTACAAAACTATTTTGTGTATATCCGATGGAAAGACGTTTGATTATTTCATTACCGTGATGTGCGATAGCGATATTATGTCCGGGATATTCCATAATGATACCTACATCTAAACCCGTTTGTGTGTTATTATTCGCGAGAGTCAATATCCGATCTTGAATGACTGTATTATTTGAATCAACGACAAATACATTACCAGTTTGAAAGATATTACCAGTAACTTGAAGACCACCCGAAATAATTATATCTGGTCCAGTTTTTGTTATGATTGAATCTTCTAAAAATTTATTGGAACCTACAATTGGGAACTTATTTGTCGTGAGACCGGTAATAGAAATATTACTTCCCACCGTCAGATTAGAACTTACAGAAACATTTCCATCTACGACTACAGTGTTTGCACCATCCTCATTCACATAGAAATTTGTACCAACGCTTAATGTGTGAGCTGGTTCTGTGTTGGCTATACCAACATTTGAATGAGAAACAAAACTTGTTTCAGTTCCAGTGAATTGAATAATATTTGAAGTTGTATTCCCATTTTCTGAGATGGATTGTAAAGTTGTTGCGATATTTGAAAGAAGTCCGCCGTCACCCACAAACCTGGATGCGTATACATTATCTGTGACACCTAGACCACCTGCTACAATTACTGCACCTGTAGTTTTAGATGTAGATAAGGTTGTATCTTCGACAGTGAGGCTATCAACAGTGGCATCTTCAAAATTAACATGGGTGGCATGAATATCACCAGCAACACCTAAACCACCAGCTAAACGTACAGCGCCACTTGTCTTGGAAATAGATACTGTAGTGTTCGTGACATAAACACTGTCGGCTTCAACACCTTCAAAATTCACCGCACTTCCATGTATAGCACCAGTTACGCCTAGACCACCTGTGACGACGAGAGCACCCGTGGTTTTAGAGGTTGTGACTGTACTGTTAGTTACCTTAGTAATACCATCTAGCTCAGCTGTAGAACCAAATAATGCACCAGATATACCTACACCACCGGTGACTCTGAGAGCACCAGTTGTTTTAGAAGAAGATACAGTTGAATCGGTCACATTGACACTATCAGCTTCTACATCTTCAAGATTAGCATGAGTCGCATAAATATTACCAACGACACCTACACCACCTACAACTTTGAGTGCCCCAGTTGTTTTAGACGTAGTAACCGTTGTATCTGTAACAGTAACACTATCCGCTTCTACATCTTCTAAATTGGCATGAGTTGCATGAATGTCACCTGCAACACCTAAACCACCAGAGACGATTAAAGCACCCGTTGTTTTAGAAGTCGCGTTATCCGTGGAAGATACATACGTATTTCCAGAAACGTGAAGATTAGCATCTGGTGTCAATATCCCAACTCCAACAGACTTGCTGACTGAATCTACATGTAATGTATTTGTATCGACTGTTAAATTGGAACTCACATATGTGTTACCAACCACGTGTAAATTGGCGTCCGGGTTCACTGTCCCAACTCCAACAGAATCGTTCACTGAATCGACATGGAGTGTATCAGTATCCACCGTAAGATTGGAGGATACATAAGTATTACCCACAACGTGAAAGTTTGCATCAGGTGTCAACGTACCGACTCCAACAGAGTTGTTCACAGAATCTACATGGAATGTATTCGTATCCACAGTTAAATTGGCACTCACGTACGTATTACCTACGACATGAAGATTAGCTTGGGGTGTTTTCGTCTCAATACCCACAGAATTCGTCGCAGAGTCAACATGAAAAGTATCTGTATCTACGGTAAGATCTTCGGAAATATAGGCATTACCCATCAAATGGAGGGTTGCTTCGGGATGTTTTGTTTCGATACCCACAAAATGTTTTACTGAATCCACGTGTAAAGTGTTGTTGTCGACAGTGAGATTTGAAGTTATGTATGTATTTCCAACCACGTGAAGGTTGGCATCTGGTGATGTATTATTAATACCGACAGAGTCATTCACTGAATCAACAAATAAAGTATCTGTATCAACTGTGAAATTATTAGAAACATGAACTTCATTTAAAATTGAATTTCCATATGTAAATTCTTTTGAAATTGCATTATACATTAAAATATTTGAATTGTTAATATTTCTTACAGGATTAATAAAAAGTGCATTTTGTGTATTTGTATTATTAAAACCAGCTGTATCAGTTCCACCGTTAATGATTACCGAACCGGATGCCTGACCCGATGGATATCCCGCGTAGTAACCTATCGCTATAGCACCCTCACCTTGATTAAACTTACCCGCACTGTCACCGATAGCTATAGATTTCTGACCTTGATTTTGACTACCAGCATCTTTACCTAACGCGATTGAATTACCTGCTTGATCTTGACCACCGGCGTTTTCACCTATGGCAATGGATGAAGCGGCTTGATTTTGAAAAGCAGCTTTTTCACCGATGGCGATGGCGCTTGCACCTTGATTTGTTTCACCAGATTTTTCACCGATGGCTATGGAAGATTCAGATTGAGTTATACTACCTGCTTGGTAACCAATAGCTATGGAATTGGATTGCTGACGGTCATAACCAGCCCTGTAACCTACAGATATAAGATGAGAATTTGAAGAAGTGTGAAGCGTGGCACCGGTATCCTCACCTATGAATAATCTATTTGAACCAGAATTGTCTACACGTCGAGTGGCGGCAATTGTTCCGTTTACGTCAAGTTCTTTTGTTGGATACAATTGTTTTATACCGATTCGGTTCGTTGTAGAATCCACATGTAATGTATTCGTATCGACAGTAAGGTTAGAACTTACATATGCATTTCCTACGACATGTATCTCTGCATCCGGTGAGTCAGTTTTTACACCTATCTTACTATCAATTAAAGTATTTCCACCGATACTTAAATCTCCAGAAATGTCTGTATTTCCGGTAACATTGAGAATATTTGATCCGTATTCATCCACAAATAAATTTGAACCTATATCCAAAGTATGTATAGGAGATGTATTTATGATACCCACATTTGATTGTGTAAAGAGTTGACCATACACATGGACGTTGATATTTTCACTCGTGAGAGGATTCATCGTGTGTCCCACCGCACTCGAATTTGTATATCCGATTGCAAATTCTTTTGTATTTTCTCTAAATCCAACTCCTACATTTGAACCGGGACGATTTAAAATAAAACCAAGGTCTAAAGTTGAATCACTTCCAGTATTATCTTTTCCAAGTTCTATGAGAGCGTCGGTTATGGTTGTATTATTTGAATGTAGAGTTGTGACAAGACCGTTAAATGTTGCATCTCCATCAACCACCAAACCATGTTGTATATAGGTGTTTCCTAAAACGGTGAGTACGTTCGAACTATTCACGTTAACGTGTAACTTTGAACCCACTGACATGGTATTTGTTGGTGTACTATTGGCAATACCAACAATACCTGAAGTTACAAAACTTGTCTCCGCTGCGGGGTTGAAATTACCACCATCATCCGTATACGAATCAAAACGCATCGTATGAGGAGTTACATTACCATTTTTTGTTGCACCGGCAAGAGTAAAGTTTAAAATTTCACTCGCAATTGCATTTGAATCTGTAATCTCTTTGGTAACCCTATTATATGACAAAACCATTACATTAGGAGCTCCACCCGGATCTTGCACCGGATCTATACGAATAGGTGTGAGATATGTAGTCCCAGGTATAGGTACATCAATTTCAACATTACTCGCATTGAACACAATCGTATTTTCTGCCTGGTCATTGGTACAATTTTTACCGAACCTAATCTTGGTCGAACGCTCGACCGTCGGTAAATTCTTGACCATTTAATATAGAATGGTATTTTAATTTGCATAAAGAAGTCCCGCGAGTCCGTTCTCCACACGTAAAATGTTATAGTTTACTGCGTATATAGGGTCGAGGATATCCATCGATTCACTCAGAATTTTCGCCGACGTTAAGCGACTGAAATTTAGTGTACCAGTGGGCTGATGCGAACTCGTGGATATACAAAATGGGTACAAGAAGAAATCGGGAGATACTACAAAGTTTGTATGATAATAATGTGTCACGTCAATAAAATGTGGTTTACCCCATCTATAATTACTTAAATCAACACCATTGATATTTAGTTTTACTTTGTTTGTCACCGAAGTGAGTGCACTATTATTTGTTGTATTAGACGAAGCTATAAACTTTACGGGGTGTGAAAACGTGAGCTCCTGCATATTGGTTCCAGATGGAATATTTTTTTGGACTTGTGTTATCAACATGTCATGTTTACGTGAAATAACCTGACTGCGTTCTTCATTATCAAGATAAATGTAGTTTGCAAAAGCTTCAATGTTTTTATTGGTAGCATCAGAACCCCAGTAAATCCTAAGTTCCACATTATGGTAGTTTAAGGCAACGAGGGGTAGGGCAGATTGTGGTGCCTCACAGAAAAAGAAACGCAGTGGGTAAAAAAAGGAACGCGCAGAAATACCCGGGTGAGTACCTTGTGCACTTCTAGAAACGTTTTGGGCGAACGTATCGACGGCAATATTCTCGGTGAACACAGCATCTTGGGTGTCTATAACAGAACCACCAATCAAAAGTTCAACCTTATCGACAATGTTGTCCCATCTTTGGGTGTCAAGAGCCTCTGTATTGTCATCCATAGTAAAATACACGTAACTGAGAAGATCACCGGATCTTTCGAATTGGACGCTGGACATAGAATTATTTTTCACCGCTCCATGGATGGTTTGTTTTTCAATGGATTGTGAAAAATTAGCATGGCGTTTGAATGTTGAACTAAAGAATGATATTTGAGGATCACCCACGATAAATTTATCCTGGGCTCCTATAGCGATCAATTGAACAACACCTGCAGACATGGTATACTAATTTAAGGGGAGAAAAATTACAGGTTGGGTTTTCTACAAACAAAACGAATAACTAAAAAGTTATTCTCAGCGGGGTTTGGGGGGGTTACTAAGTTTGCGTCCTGATCCCTTATATTTACTGTAAATCTATCGACTGAACGAATTGGATTTACATATTGTGTTGCAATGGGGTAGTTATCTCTGAAACTTATTATACCTGTATCATCAGTGGTGACGAGACTGGCGAATGAATTCCGAAGAATGCTCAAAGGTGCCTGTCCCGTGAGAACATTCGAGGCTCTGTCAGAAAAATTCGAGTCAAGTTCATTTATGGAAATGTAACAATGTTCGGTCGCTGTAGTCGTATTGATTCGTGCACCAATAAGTCTAGCCTGAACTACATTTTTAATAGGCTGTTGAAGATGGCAAATAAAAGTGTTCGCACTATCTTGACCTATACTGTCAATCGTAATAGTATGATATTCATAGTTAAGATCGGGAATCATTTCCGTTGGCGAGGTGATCAGAGCCATTTATAGTTAGCTTAGATTAAAGATCCACCAATTCCGTCGGCGATCTCGTATCCAGCATGGTCACTTACCAGCTTCTGGGCACCACACAGACCACCTGGAGTGAGACCTACAGAGTACGCACTATCCTTCTTACCCGAACCCGCTGTACATTCAAGACCTGGCTTGAGATCAAACAAACTCTGCTCACTGACGGGTGTAATAGTAATTGGCCTGGGCTGGTAGTTGGCGGTTTTCACGGACATCATCGACAGGACAAAGATGAGGGTCATCAATGTGGCGATAGCCATGAGAGCATTTCGGTCACTACGATTGAAGTTAAGTTTGAACATTTATAATAGACTTAGATTTTTTTAAAGTGCGTTAAAGAGATTTTCTTAGTTTCTACATAGACAGTAGATGGACGAAGAAATCGTACTTGACAGGGGTCAAACAAATGTGATGAAATTAGACGCTGACGAACAGGCTCTTATGGATGAAATTCAAATTTCAGCCCCTCGACCAGCACCCAGACCTTCCGCGCGACCAACACAAAGACCTGGAACCGCTCAACACCAAGAATCTATGGACGCTTTTGTGAATCCCAATAAACAGAGTGCTCCAGCTCAACCTCATCAGGATGAGGAAATTGATTATGGTGATGATGAACCAATGATGTTTGAAGATGATGAACCAATGGGACCTGGTCCAGGTGGCGAAGGGGAACAACCTTCCAAGGGGTATACATCAATTGACGAGGAAAAGGCGGACCTTGTCAATAAACTTGGACGTTTAGAAAAGAAGGGTTTCGCAGTCAACAAGCGCCTGAATGCATACTCAGGTGTTGATGAACTAAGGTCGGAGGTGAAGAGGATTACATACAGTATTGATGTTGAACAGTCGGTTCGTTTCTCTCGTCGTATGTTGGTTGCCTGTGTGACCGGTCTTGAGTTTTTGAATAAACGGTACAATCCATTCGAGGTTCAACTTGAGGGTTGGTCTGAGTCTGTGATGGAGAATGTTGATGACTATGATGGCGTATTTGAGGAACTCTATGTGAAATATCGTTCCAAGGTGAATGTTGCTCCAGAGGTCAAGCTTATTATGATGCTTGGTGGTTCTGCGATGATGTTCCACCTGACCAACAGTATGTTCAAGTCTGTGATGCCTAACATGAATGATGTCATGAAGCAGAACCCAGACTTGGTGAAGAATATGATGGCAGCTGTTCAGAACACCACGCGCACACCAGGAGGACCTGCGGTTGATGCACCTGTAGGAGGTACGGGACAATACGAGATGCAGGGACCAGGTATGGACATCTCGAATTTGATGGGTAATATAATGATGCCCCCACCACCTCCAATGAACACAACAATGGGACAGTCGAAAACAATTGACCCCATTTTGGAAGAGGAAGATGATCTCTCTGATATCATTTCCGTATCAGGGGACTCTACAGGTGGTGAACTAAAAGAAGTTAATGTTGGAGGTGCCAAACCCAAAAGAACTCGTCGAAAGAAGAAGACCGAAATTAATCTCTAAATATATATAAATGATAGCGTATTGTCCGCTTGAGGAGCTCGAGCCTCCCGTTCGACAACAAGAAGTTGTCACCGAAACGAAGGCCGAACCTGTAAAGCCACAGGTCGGCCGCGAAGAAACTGAAATGAATTACGTCATCATGGCTTTCATTGTTGGCGTAGTCGCACTAGCCATCTCTGATTCCATCAGGGCGTAAATGTTGAATCTACCGCGAGGTACTCCCTCGTAGTAAATTTAATAAGTAAATGTTGCCAATTGTGTTCCACTGAAATTATCAACAGCTGGATTATTTGTTCGAATCTCTGTCAATTTACATCCCACAGAAGTGACTATTTCAACATACAAGTCGTAATAATACGTACGACCTGATGTTACTTCTGGGGTTATCAGTATACCATTTTTACCAATAGACACTGTGGGGTTCCAAGGGTGTAAATTACCACCACCAAAGAGACTTTTATTACCCATTGTGATGTTTTCAGATGGTGTCGTCCCATCTCTTGTACCTCCCTGAACTTCAAGTACCATAGTACTCATATCATTCACATTATAGTCAGACCTCAGAATGGCAACAATCTTAGCATAAAAGGATTTATTATTGAATCGTAGTTGTAAATCCTGACTTTCTTGGTTTGTGCGTGTAAATATTTTTGAGTATCGTTTGCACGCGACTTCATTCGAGTTGGAAATGAAACCACCACCAACTTCCAGAGCCGTAGTGGCGTCTGCACCACCGAGGTCAACAGCTACCTGGTTACCTAAATCAATCTTACCATCAATTTGAAGGTCACCAACAATTTCTGTATCGCTGTTCACGATGAAACTTTTAACCGGGTCGACAAATACATTACCTGTATGGTCACCATAAATATTAGAAATCCCACCAGTTGTTTTAAATTCTAATACGGCATTACTTGTCGCATGTTCTAAACGGGTAACACCATTATACACCGTGAAGTGTTCACTTGGATTTATAGTACCAATACCAACATTTGATGTATGTATCACGTGAATACCATCTCCTTCGGTACCGTTATTCACAGCACCTATCACTGTACCATGTACAGAATGGGTGGAATCACTGAAACCTCTTACGTATCCACCATAGTTATCATTTGTATTAAGAGTTAAACCAACCTTGTTGTTTGTACCAGGGTTTTGGAGTTTGAGTATATCTATATCACCCGTCGCATCGGAATAAATATGAACATTTGATTCAGGTACTGTAGTACCAAACCCGACATAGCCTTCTGGTGTAATTCGAACACGTTCAGTATATGTATCTGTTGCTGTGGTGTTATTTCTTATGACTAAATTCGCTGTGTTTAATGTATCGATAACTCCATCGAATAAATCAGAAGATAGATTCATGTTACCGGTTTTAATTTTTTGACCCGAAGGGAAGGCGAAACCACCATTACAGAACAATCTATCTTCATCCGCTAAAGATGTCTCATCTGTAGTCCCGATGAGAATTTTTCCTGTTTTTGTAATCACTAAAGTTTTAAACCCAGAACTAGATGCATTATCCGCTATAATGTTTTCTCGGGCCGCTACTGTTTCTAAACCTGGTACAAGGGGGAACGTTTCCCATATGTGTTCAGCTGCAACACTTCTAATTCTATCAGGACCCAAACCGGTTCGTTCATTACCCTTGAATATTAATAACTCAGTTTTACCTTGACCAGCAGACGAGTAGAGTTGTTCTTTTATGATTGTATTACCAAATTCGTCACCAGCTATACCACTGAATGATAATTGGTTACCTATGACGAGATTACCATTTACTTCTAAAGAGCCGCGGGGTGCATCAGTACCAATACCCATATTCCCATTGGCACCATCTATGAATAATTTAACAGTTCCAGATTCATCAATTACATTTGGATTTTTTGTAATTCTAAAATCCGCTACACGTGTACCGTTTCGGAGTGCACCTGCTAAACCTACAGAATATCCAACTGGATTATCAATAGATGATCCAGAATCTCCATCTGTCTGCGCAAAAGAAGCGAACGCATTTGAACTTAAACTACTCGTTCTTGCTGCCATAATCGCATCACCAGGTGTACTTTCAATATTATGAACGAGTAAACCATTTGTATTGAAATTTCCTATACCTGTTCCGAGAATTTCTAGGTGGGCTGTTGGTGTGGTTGTACCAATACCCACTCGCTTATTACTTCGCCATGTCATGACATGACTGTCAGTTTCGTAATCGTCGCTCGCTAGCGACAAATTCAATTGAGAACGCGAAGTTCCACTGGAAAGGTCATGCTTCCCCATCTTGAAAATACTTCTCACACCATCCCTACCAGAACCACCTTCACGAGCTAATTGGAGTACGTTGTTAAAATCAGAAATACCAACAATTGCAGTTGTGTTAGAAACGACGAGTGGTGTATCAAGGTGACTTGCTAGCCCCCTATTAACAACTTGGTCATTGATAAACACAGTTCCACCACTTGTGTGTAAAAGACCCACGGGGGATGCGGTACCAACACCAACATTACTTGATTCCAATATAGTCATTTTTGGTGTTCCCATTGTACCAGTCGTACTCGCGTAAAAATTGAGACCCTTTCCACTTCCTACACGGTTTTCAATTCTCGTTTGATTACCAGTAATATCCGTAAAAGTTTTCAAATAGTTTGTATCACTTCCCACTATAGCTGCATTACTTCCGTTAAGTTTTAAATTTCCACCTAAAGTTAAAAGTTCACTTGGTTCAGTATTGGAGAGACCAACTTTACCATCCGACGCTACCCGCATTCTTTCGGTATTGCGAGTCTTGAATGTAATAGTTTGACTGTTCGCTGATGTTTTTGCACCTTTAATTTCAATCGCACTTATATTTGAGGTCTGTGGACCACATCGAAAACTTACTGTGTTAGAAGTAGAGTCACCCCCCGATATATCACCGTGAATAATAACATTCGCAGCTGAAGAAATACCAGATTCACCCTCAACTTCGATGAAATCCTGGACTAGAATGGACTGCGTGATGAGACGACCAGTCGCTGTATTACCAAGTACTGTAATAAGGTTAGCAGAGTCTGCGTTGATGAATATTTTATCACCTATTGACAACATGTTCGTCGAATTGGTATTCGCTATACCCGAAGGGGTCGCACCAGTTGTTTGAATAGCATGGGACTCAATCTTTGAAGCGACTACCATGGGTATCGCTGCATCCGCATCGAGTGTAATGAGACTACCTACCGTGAGTCCATTATCACCAATCCTTAGACCCTCAAAAAAACCATACCCATTCGCATGTAAAACATTACTCGAAGATGTCGCCACATCATTGATATGTATATTAGAACCAACTGATAAGGAAAATACTGGTGATGTATTCGCAATACCCACATTGTTTTGAGTGTATATGTCACCAAATACGTGAAGGTTTACAGTGTTTGCTGTATCCATGGTAAAGTTTGCATCTTCAGGGGTTCCATATGTTCTAGAAAGTTTAAATTTATCATCGGCATGGGTATACCCCAAAAATATATTAGCTGAATCCGGAGCACCATCCCTCATGAGTACAGCCATATCATAGGTCCCATTGTTACCTTTACCCATTTGTATGACAGCGTTTGATACGACAAGATTGTCAACACTCGTGTATGACGGAATTTCAGTAATAGCTAAATTACCAGTGATGTCGACGTTTCCAAATACTCGTAAAAACCCGTCACGAACAATAACGTTACCATTTTCAAAAATGGCTACATTGGAGTCGGTACCTGGGGTAACATCTGTACCAACTGTCAATTGTTTATTTATAATGGTATTTGTGGACACAATATTTCCGGTGACTGTTAATACATTAGAATTACCAGCTTCAACCGAAAACGTATCATTTGTCGTTTTGAAAGTATTCGTTGCGAATACATTTGTGGAAACAACATTACCTTGAACAGTCACAAGATTTTGAACTGTTCGGTTAATAATAAAATCGTTTGTACCAATCTGAAGATCATTAATGGGGTTATCAGTTCCGATACCAACCTGCGTAGCAGTAAGACGGTTTACATTCGTAGTACCTGCAAATTGTGTTGTATCGGACGTTGATGTTAACTCACCAGTAATCTTCAGGTTTGCTACTTTGATTTCATCTGCTGTGATTTCACCAGCATCAATACTTGCAAGACCTGTCAATACGTCACTCTCTCTGGGTGTTGCATCTAGACTGGTTACAAAAATTTGACCAGCTCTCACAAGCTTCCCCATTTATACATTAGTTACCGAATAAAATTCCGGCTAATCCATCCTTAATCCTGAGGACGTTGTAATTTACAGCATGTACATACATATCTTGATTTGATGGTCTCAATTCACCCTTTTCAACCCCACGAAGTATGAGTTTTGCATCATCTAAACGACTAAAGTTACACGAACCACTTGGATTATAATCGGATGCGTTGAGACAGAAATGATATACAAAATAACGTGTATATACACCTGTATGACTATCTATATCAAATTCAGTCTGTCCATAATTTGATTTGTAATAGTTTTGTACTGTATGAAAATACGTTGGAGACATTTTTTCAAGGAAAGATACACCGTTGATTAATAAATCTGCATTGGTAAATGAGAAACGGTCACCTGCAAAGTTCGAGGTCGACGTACCATACCCAAAAAATAAAGACTTTACTGGGTGATTAAACGATGAAATATCGAGTTTGTTGTACCCACCTGATTGTGTGGTATTGTCAGTCACACTCTCGAGAGGTAATTCCAGTCGTTGTGTTTGCGTCACTACAAAATCTAGTGTTCGACTTATAAGGGATTCTCGTTCTTCTTTATCTAGGTAAATGTAGTTCCCGTAAAATTCAGCTTTCTTTTCATTCTCGGTGCAATTTGCTATAGCCGTTTCATCAAAATTTATCTTTATTTCAACCTGGTGATGCTGTAACGCTATGAGAGGTAAAAATGCTTTATGATCACAGAAAAAAAAGTGTAAAGGTACAAATGTCTGATTCGATGTTGATGCTTTATTGTTAAGTTCCTGGGATTTATTGTACGTATCGGCGAGATAATTAGGCCATATTTCAGCAAAATAATCATAATGTTGTGAATCCACCTTTTGACCACCGATGTATAAATCCAATGTAGAATTGTAAAATAGATTTGATGCTATATTTGTATTACTTGTTTCACTAGATTCAAACCAAAGACCATTGATAACATCTCCCAATACAGGGATGGTGATTGAAGTATCATTCGAATTAATAGTTCTGATAAACTTTGGAGTTTGGGAAAAATTTGTATGTCGTGTGAATTTCATACGAAAAAATGAATGTCCTTCATCACTCGTGAGATATACATCTTGTATACCCTTAGAGACCAATTGTATCAATGCACCAGACATTTAATAGATGTTCAGATTATAAAAATAGACACTTTCCCTGAGGAAAGGCGCTCTTAGGTTCTTCCACGTTTTTACCGTGTATATTAAAACCACCTTGGCGGTACACCTTCATCCTCTTATAATACATAGCGGTGAAGACCGACCATGGGTCATGAACATCATAAATGTGGGGATTGT